ACTAATTAAAAAGGCGGCAGACTTTTCCCGGTCTGCCAGCGGGGCGAGCCTAGCCTGCTACCAGTTCATTGAACGCACGGTCGACGTCAGTAGTTTCGGTCGTGCTGTACTTAGTAGTCTCGCGTGAACGCGACTCGGCGGATCCGTCTCCGGCGAGTTGCTCATCGAGAATAGCGTCTACCTGCTCGGGGCTAAGACGGTCAAAAAGACCATCAAAGTCGGGCATGCCATCAAGGAGGGCGGGGATGGCCTCGGTATCCTCAAGCAATGTTGAGGTATTACGACGCATTTTCAGGCTCGTCTGGGGGTATGCTCCCGGCTTGGTGGGCTTCGTATACGTGAGAGTAATATCAGTACCCTCGGTCGCATCCGTAACATCACCGTACTCGGGGTCAAGGATATAGCCGAGAAGGAGTTCGTATGCGGTCTTACCGTAGCCGTATACCTTAATCCCTTCGTCTTCTCGACCACGAACAACGACGGGGCTGAAATAGCGGGTGCGTACAAAGAGTGACTTTGCAAGCTTTTTGCTCTCCTCGTCGTTTTTCTCGCTTCCTTCTCGCCAAAGCGATGAAGCGAATTCGCAGATAGGGCATGCCTCACTAAAATTACGTTTGGGACACAGAATTCCTCCTCTGTGGTCTCCTACGTTATAATGAAAGAACATTTCCTTCAGTGGATCTCCGTCGTTAGTTGGAATGATCCGAATGTCGGTGTCTCCCTCGTCTGGCTTGAACCAAACAGAGTTAGAATCACCCTTGTTTTCACCGCGCAAAGTTGCGAGCTTGCGGCGCATAAGCTCCATATCGATTGACATTATTCAATTTCTCCTTTTGTGAATAAAGTATATCACACTCAACTGGAAGAGTCAAGTGTTTTTTGTTCTTGTACTACGTTTGTGTGGGCAACGCAGAACCCAAAATCATCGTGTTCTGTTTCATAAATTGCATATGAAATCTTTTTAAAAGCATTTTTTGGTTTTTCTTTGAGCATATCGACTAGCTTTTTATGAAGTCCCCCTTCAGTCGCTAATCTTTCTTCGTTTATACATATATAATAACACACTTCGCGGGGGGTGTCAAGCTCAAAAAACCATTTTTCTTCAAGTTTTTCTATATCCAGCGCAGCCACCGCGCGGATGCGACTTGTGGTGGCGGGGGTGGACACTACACCAATCTCGGGTTCCGTAAACTCAAAGAAGTTTAAATAATGAACCATCGAAAAAATAGTATTATTCAAGGTATCATAATATGTCTTAATCGGTATTTCTCCTATCACTTTTTCTAGGAGAGCATTAGAGATAATGGTGATCGAATTAAACAACCCAGAGCGCGCGTATTCTTGTAATACTGCGAAAGTAATCTTCTCATTTGTCTTGGGCACGCCGGTTAATAGCTCCGTATCGGGTTGAATATAAAAGAGATCTATTCGGGTATGCTGCAGCTGTTCTAAGATTCCTAGTCCATAATTCGAACTAAGAGAGGCGCCAGTAATAAAGACCTGTGTTCGTTCCCGAATATTTTGAAAAAACTGTGTGAGATCGGGTACGTTCTGCTCGTATTCATCGGGCGTTTCAAAGTGTTTTAACTTAAATTTATTTTTAGTATTTCTTTTAACTTTGTTGTTTAAAGCATATGCCTCATAATTGTTAATATCTTGAAACTTTTCTACAATAGCAGACCCCACGTTCCCGATACCGATAACTGAAATCATAACTTTAACTCCTCTAGATCACCGTAATCTTTACCGCATTTTAAATTAACTAAGAACTGGTCTAGTTTGTTGGTAGAGAACATTGTCTTTATCTCCGGCACTAAGTGCTTTTCTTCGTTGGCCAAATCAATCACAATTTCATCATGCACAATAAAGGCAATAAAAGATTTTTTATCTTCCAAGTATCTATTGATTGCCACCGCTCGATCTAATACCAAATCTGCTGTGGTGCTTTGTATAATATAATTCAAAGCTTTCCGTTTGTCAACCTTTATTTTTCTTTTAAATGGGGTGTATACAAATTCCTCGTCATACCACTTGTCCAGTACCTCTTCTCTCTTATAACTTTCAAACTCATTGGCCGGCGCAGCGCTGTTATATATCCATGCAAAAAACTTTACCTTGGCTTCTTGCCGAGAAATCTCCTCTCGGATTAAATTCTTAATGTGCCATTCGTGCACGTCTTCTTGGGGCTGCTCTTCGCCAGCCAGCGCAATGAACGTCCGGACCTCCGCGGCGTTATAGTCAAGTGACAATAGCCAGTCGTTATGGGGCTTCACAAGCTTCCTAAATTCCTTTTGGAGGGTCAGTATAGGAAACGAATTTGCGCGCGTTGTAAGGCGTCCTGTGACCGTTCCGAACAGGTTGTAATCAATATGAGATGGTCCACTCAATAGTCTCTTGATTCGTATAGAGTTTGAGGAAGAATAGTGCAATTTTTTACATCCTTCGTTCGTTAGATGAAGATGCTGGTACTTAAGGTCGTGTAAAAGTGCTGCCACATTCTTTAGATGATCATAACACTCAGGCTTAGCATAGTTCTCTATAACGTGACCCGTTACCTTGTTTTTAATCTCGCAAAACTTTTTAAGAAAATCTTGGGGCACTAAATCAAAAATACAATGGTCCCGCATATTAACTTTAGCCAATTCAAAAGATTTTAGATAAGCTCGAAATCTTTTTTGAGCCGACTTGAGTTCTTCAAGATACTTCACAGGACACGCTTCAGTTAAGGAAAGCCCTGCACAGTATAAAGAAGCATACTCTATATCCTTGTCTTTTAGCCCACCCGAGTACTTCCACGTCTGGGAAAGATCGCTCGGAAAATCTTCATAATAAAGTTTGCCATCACAATAAACTCCTACACACTCGCTCTTATCATCTAGCGTCTGAAATATCACCGTCTACTCGTTTATTTAAGGTTTCTACGATCTTTGATCCGTTGGACCTCGCGCTCGGTCTCCCGCCAATCACCGCCGTGCTTGCGCTCGTACTCATCTTTTGCTGTTGCATATTTATTATTATAACTCACTGAGCCGATATAGTCAAATGGTTTATTGAGAACATACTCAAAATTTTTAATAGCTACATTAATTTGCCCTGTGCGCACCACAGCAATACAATCATCTATGAGATGTAGTTGTTGGGATGGGGTGAAAGTGCTTTCTTCTTCCAAAAATCTTATCCGACAATATGTTTTAATGTAGTATTCGCCGCTTTTGAGAGAACTAAACTGTCCAAACGTATAGGAGGGGGCATAAGTCACAAGAGGTGAAAGTTCATTACTATAAGCACAGATGGCCGGAGTCGTCGTATGAGGAGAGCGTACAACCAGAAAAAGATTATATAGATCTTTTTCAAAGCGGTTTATATAGGTGACTGGCACACTACGGAAAAGAGACTGCAGCGTTCCTGTGGCGCCGGCGAGATGTCCGGCGCGCGATTGGGCATCTACCATTATCTTGGAGTCCAAGTCGGCCATAAGGCGCCAAGGGGCGGATGAATCTACAATAAAGCCATAAGAATTACAGGTCTGTACATAAAAGTCCCAGTTAAGACTATTGTAAAAAAGATCAATCTTCTGTTGATCATCGTTATACTCTAAGTCTGCAATTTCAACGACAAGCCCGCTAACTCGTGAGGGGCAGTATTTACTCTTAGTCCATGCCACTTGAGTGAAAGGCGTCTGCAGTGTGGCGCCTGGAAGGATCTGAAGGAGGGCGGACATAAAATCGTCCATTGTTAAAATGACAATACCTCGTTTTCTAAGTTGCGTCTTTAGAGTATTGGCCATTAACGCAAAATATTGGTTATATCGTATAGTAGGATCGGTATATGCCTTATAAACCTTTAAATTAGAAAGGAACGGATCTTTGGGGTTGATCTTTCCCATCATTGCGCATTTTTCAAATTGTTGCGCCATCTGCTCAAACAGGTCTACCACAAAATCGACTGCTTGATGGGTTTCATCAGGGCTTACTAAAACTTTAGAACTAAACTTGCGAAGTGCACTTTGTTTTACGGTCATCGGAACATATTGTTGATCAACTTTTCCGTACATATTAAGCTCTGCCAAATGATAGTTTACTAAATTCTCGTGCGGGGCCGACCCCTCGGTGCGGGCAGTAATGGATTTTCTAAAATATTTAGTTCGCTTATAAAACAGCGATTTCAAAGGGATGGTAGTTTTTTTGACGTATTTGCTCATTTCTATTCCTTAAGGGCTAGCCGCCTCTTCCTCGGCATCGTCATTTCGAGTAGCCAAGGCGCTCTGGCATTGAGCAGGTCCGGTTGTTGAGGCATCGGAGTTCCCTGTGGACTCCGCTCTTTCGGCTTGAACCGCCGCGTTCTCTATAGCATTAACCCACTTAGCATAAATTTTAGATTCGGCTTGTCCTGCTGCAAAAGTATGGGAAGATTTTACTATCATATAATAACCCCCAATACCTAAGTCTGTCAAGCCAAATTCTGTAGCGGTTCCTCCCGCTCTCATATCGGGCGCAAAACCACGGGGATCGACATATATGTAAGTCCCTGGATAAGTTTTAACATTAGAATAAGAATCGATTTCGGTATCGTACACGACACGCAATTGTTTTAAGCCGTCATAGCCATCTTGTTCGAATCTAACCTCCGCCAAGCCACGCGAATCAGTTTTACTGAGCTTAATGTTTTTAATGAGTCCTTCGCCGCGGCCGAGTTGATAGTGAAAGATTCCAGCATTTTCATCATCCCGTTTGTTCCCTTGCATGCGCTCTGCAGGCGCAGTACGTCCTGCAAAATAGACGAAGTAGTTCACTTCCTCCGCAACGTCGGGAGAAGAAATTGGGCCGCGTCCTGAGATGTTTAAAATAGGCATCGATAAAGTCGATAAGGAAATCCGGGCTTTACCCGAGGCTTTGATGCTAGCAGCGATTTCATCAAGTCCATCGGCTTGTTGCGGATAGCTAGTTATAACTGCTTGATTAACACGCACTCTTTGTTTAATGCTCCAATCAAAACATGTTTCATCATTCAAGAAGTCCCTTATAAGTTTGTTGAACAAATCATTAAGAAAAGTAGTAAGAGTATAGGTGCTTCTCTCTTTTTTCAACATCTGGGCCGCAAGATACTCAAGAAAATACCGAACTGAAATAGGTATGTCGCCGAAGTTTACCATCGCACTCGCGCCTCCTAAAACTCGTGTACCTTTATCACCTTGATTCACAAATTCCACCGGCCCTAATAAGATTCTTAATTTTTTAAAATTCTTATAAGCCCGAGTATATTTATCAACTGCCATTATAACTTGGCATTGCGTAATATCTGAGCCGCCGGCCGGCAGTCGTGTGGAGAGACGTTCGCCCAACGTTGAAAGCTCTTTTTCAAGAGATTCTAAAATCGTATCGATTAAATCGCTTATATAAAAGAAGGAAAGGTTTATTGTTTCCGGGTTCTCTACGAGAAGAGATGCTTTGAAAACATTTTGTTCATTTCCGGATGCTTCAGCACCTTCGAAATTATAAGAGTCAAAAGCAGCCTGCATTTCGGATGCCATGCTAGCATCATTTTCGCTATCGCTTTCTATTTGGAAAGATTCTCCCGCACCCTCGCCCGCCTTCCAATTATAGAAAGGGCCGGCCGAGTTAAATTCTGCCACTTCCGACCAGGGAAGCTTTATATAATAAATTCGTTTTTTGTATTTTAGATTTTCTATTAAAGAAGTGAGAGCTTGACTTTTTTCGGCTGCAGCCCTGTCGGCGAGCTTTTTTTTAACCTCACTTGCTTCTTTAGATTTGCAATTGCGATTATAATACTCTATTTGTAAATTTCTTATAATTTGTTCGATGGTTGTGTCCGTACCTGCAAAAATATTAAATGCCGGGCTATCATAATAATCGTCTACAAACGCCAGATATTCAATGGTAAAGACGACACGACCCATGTCATCAAATTCAAAATTATGAACGGTAGGGGTTAAGTTTAAAGTGGTGTAAGACTGGTAAATAGCATCGCGTAAGCTATTACTATTGCGATTTGGATCGCTAGTAAGACTGCTCATCGTGCTCCACGGGCCATGACCAGAGGGACGAGCCCATCCAACGACAGCCTTAAGTCTAAAGTTTAATTTATCTAAATTGGCTTCTTCGAGTGCCGAATGTTGCCCTATCGCGCTTTGCGAGCCCCCAGCAGCAGTTGACGCACAGTCTTTGGTGCTCTGAGTAGGCTGTGTGGTCTTGAGGGCCAAATCACTATAACTAATCCCATTGCGCACATCGAACAATTCAGACATGCTATTAGCAAATATCTTTAAAGTGGCTTTAATGCTCTTTTTAACAGCAAAAGGATTATTTCCCTCATATGAAAAGTCAAAGCTTTTCAC